TAAAAAATGGTTGATACAAAGCAAGACATAAAGATCTCTGAAGAGATGAAACTAGAGAAAAAGATAGAAGATATGCAACAGCAGTTGCATGAGCTTCGTTATGGTGATATGGAAAAAGCTTACAAAGAATTTGAAGAAGCTAAAGAAGTAGCCATAAAAAAGTACAATGTATGGAAGCAAGCAGCATTAAAGCATGGACAAGCTCCAAAAAATATGTTAGTATACTTTAACTCATGGACACTATAATGAAGAACTTTAGAGTAATATGTTCACAATGCACAACCTACCAAGAATGTTCTAAAGCAGGTAGATGTTTAAAGCAGTGACAACACTATTTATAATCTTATGGTTTATTGCTTTAATTTATATAGTAAGTACATTAGTATGGTTATCACAAAATGATTAGTGCAATTACAACAATGTTAAGTTCAGTCGGTGGTCTTGCTACTTCTTATATAGATGGCAAGACTGCTGTACAAAAAGCTGAAGCACAGATACGTATGAAAGAAGCAACAGGAGATATTGATTGGGATCTTGCTGCTATACGTGCCACTCAAGGATCTTGGAAAGACGAGTGGATTTTACTACTGTTCTCAATCCCACTAATACTAGCCTTTACTGGTGATTGGGGAAGAGATACAGTAGCACAAGGATTTGCTGCTCTGGAAGCAATGCCACAATGGTATCAGCTATCATTAGGTGGAATTGTAAGTGCCAGTATAGGCATGAAAGGAATTAGTAAGTTCTATGGAAAGAAAAAGCTTAAGTAGTTACTTTTTGTTTTTTATTACAATTATGGCAGCTAACATATTTGTAATGATGATAGTAGCAGCTTTAATAACCATGTTTGGATATGGAGAGTATATAACATGGCAGGGAAAAGAAAATGGTTTTGGTTTATACTTAATACTTTTTCCCTTTGTTCTATATTATGGATATAAAAAAATATTACCTGCCTTATAGAAGACGATACTTAGGAGACAGAATGTTTCCTATTACAAGAATAAGACACAGAAATGCCCACACTAGAAAAAGAGAGGAAAGACATGAGCTTTACACTCAGTACAAAAAGTTTAAAAAAATTAAATGGCGTGAACGACTCCTTAGAGAGATGCGTCAAAAAGGCTATAGAACTGACCAAGGTTGACTTTGGTGTGATTTGTGGTTTGAGAACCCTAGCAGAACAACAAGCTCTCGTAGATAAAGGAGCTTCACAGACTTTAAAATCCAAACATCTTGATGGTCTAGCAGTAGACCTGATGGCTTATGTAGGAGGGAGGGCTTCATGGGAATTGAATCTCTATGATGACATAGCAGATGCCATGAAGGAAGCTGCAAAGCTTGAGAACGTGGGCATTCGTTGGGGTGCAGCTTGGCATATTGATGATATACGCACATGGAATGGCACAATGCAGGATGCCATGAATGCGTATATAGATCTTAGAAGAGGACAAGGTAGAAGACCATTTATTGATGGACCTCACTTTGAGTTAGCATAATGTGGATGTCAATAATGATCCTGTGCGCTAACATGAATGCACAGTCTTGTATGGTAATAACAGGTAATGAATTACATACAAGTAAAGAGAGATGTTTTGAAAGTGCTATTGAAAAAGCAAACAAAGCTGTTACATATCCTCAAGTATTTCAAGCAAAACCATTTTGTCAAGTTATTCCGGGAACAGAACAACCAGATAAGGTAGATACATAATGGCTAGACAACTAACAGAAAAACAGCAGAAGTTTCTTGATGTGTTATTTGAGGAAGCTAAAGGTAATCCTGTTACTGCTAAAAAACTGGCAGGATACAGTGAGAATAACTCTACTTCCTCTATTACATCTTCTCTACAAGAAGAGATAGCTGATCTAACAAAGAAGTTTATTGCTAGTAGTGCAACAAAGGCAGCTTATTCTTTAGCTCAAGTAATAGATAATCCTACAGACTTAGGTAACAAAGAAAGAATGATTGCTGCAAAAGATATACTTGATAGAGGTGGTTTTACTAAAACTGATAAAGTTGAAGTAACTTCTGCAAGTCCACTGTTTATATTACCACCGAAAGAAAATGAGAACAACTAAAGACTGGAAGTTACCTAAACCAGAAGAAACAGAAGAAGGTTACAACTGGAAACCTGTAGTAAGAGTTGGAAGAACAATACCTTTTGGTTATAAACAGGATGAAGAAGATAGGGATCTCCTACTTCCTATACCAAGTGAACTAGAACTACTAGAGAAAGCAAAGAAGTTTATCAAGCAGTATAGCTACAGACAAGTTGCTGATTGGCTAACAACACAGTCAGGTAGAAAAATATCTCACGTAGGTTTAATAAAGAGAATTAAAATTGAACAAAAGCGTAAGTCACAAGCTTCAACTCAACGCTACCTTGCCGAAAGGTACAAAGAGGCGTTACAAAAAGCAGAAAAGCTTGAAACCAAAATTGCAGGAGCAACCTGAAGTTGTACCTGCAGAAGTTGTTAAAGAACCGATTGAAGTTGAACAGGCACAAAAGAAGATTATCTTTGAGCCTAATCCCGGACCTCAGACAGAGTTCTTATCAGCGAATGAAAGAGAAGTCCTTTATGGAGGCAGTGCAGGTGGCGGCAAGAGCTATGCCATGCTTGCAGACCCAGTACGTTACCTAAACAATCCACACTTTAGAGGACTGTTAGTCAGACGTACAACAGAAGAACTAAGAGAACTTATATCAGTATCAAAACAATTATACCCACAAGCAATACCTGATATTAAGTTTATGGAGAGAGACAAAACTTGGGTAGCTCCATCAGGAGCAACACTATGGCTCTCCTACTTAGATAGAGATGATGACGTAACAAGATATCAAGGTCAAGCCTTTAGTTGGATTGGATTTGACGAACTTACACAGTGGCCTAGTCCATATCCATTTGACTACATGAGATCACGTTTACGTACTACAAGAGATAGTGGACTAGAAGTTTATCAGAGAGCTACTACAAACCCCGGAGGCCCCGGACATAGTTGGGTAAAGAAAATGTTTGTAGATCCTGCTCCACATGGACAGTCTTTCTGGGCAACAGATATAGAAACACAAAAACAACTTACATGGCCTAAAGGTCACAGTCTAGAAGGACAGCCACTATTTAAAAGAAGATTTATACCTGCTACGTTATTTGACAATCCATACTTAGCAGAAGACGGAATGTATGAAGCAAACTTGCTATCATTACCAGAGAACCAAAGAAAACAATTATTGGAAGGAAATTGGGATGTATCTGAAGGATCAGCTTTTCCTGAGTGGAACAGAGCCACTCATGTTGTTGAGCCTTACAATATACCTAATAGTTGGACTAAGTTCAGAGCCTGTGACTATGGCTACGGAAGTTATACAGGGGTTTTATGGTTTGCAGTCGCTCCTGATGAACAGTTAGTCGTTTACAGAGAGCTTTATGTATCAAAGATATTAGCTGCAGACTTAGCTGACTTAATACTTGAAGCAGAACAAGAAGACGGAACTATACGTTATGGTGTACTTGATAGTTCTCTTTGGCATAAACGTGGTGACACAGGACCTTCGTTAGCAGAACAAATGATAATGAAAGGTTGTAGATGGAGACCATCAGATAGAAGTAGAGGGAGTAGGATTGCAGGAAAGAACGAGATTCACAGAAGACTACAAATTGATGAATTTACAGAATCACCACGATTGGTGTTTTTTAATAACTGCACAAATATTATCTCGCAACTACCGATAATTCCTCTTGACAAATCTAATTCAGAGGATGTAGATACAAAGTCAGAAGATCACCTCTATGATGCACTTAGATATGGTGTAATGACAAGACCAAGAAGTAATTTGTTTGATTATAACCCTGATACACAAAGAACAGGGTTTCAGGCATCAGATGCAACATTTGGATATTAAGGATAGAATATGGCAGAAGATACAAAACAAATGGCAATGGATGCTGAAGAATCAGCTGCAATAGAAGACATGAATACAGAAGGAATGACAGATGCACCTGCAGGTCAGATAGAAAGTTTTGTCAGAAATAAATTTACTGCTGCAGAGACAGCAAGAAGATATGATGAGGAAAGATGGATCAAAGCCTACAGAAACTACAGAGGTTTATATGGTCCTGAAGTACAATTTACTTCTACAGAAAAATCCAGAGTATTTGTTAAAGTAACTAAAACAAAAGTTCTTGCAGCTTATGGACAACTTGTAGAAGTTTTATTTGGTGCAAATAGATTTCCACTAGGTATTAGTCCTACAACTTTACCTGAAGGAGTAGAAGATACTGTAAGCTTTGAAACTAACCCACAACTCAAAGATGCTCTAGGAGAGACAAAAACAGACCCTGTAGAGGAAAGAAAACTTTTAC